TCTGCTCCATCAACTCGGACGTGGATATGACCTTATGGGTCGCGCCGAACATACCCTCGATAGTCCACTCATGATTGATGGCTCCGTCGAGGGTGCCAGTGGTGCCGATCCTGTATTCACAGTGATCGAGCTTACCCATGACAGTAGCGAGACTCTTAGAGTGGAAGGTATGAGCCTCGTCGCCGATTACGACTTTGAATTGCCGGAACCATTCTTTGGGGAGTTTGACGGCCGTTTGCCACGTGGTGACGACGACTTGCGCTTCGGTTTCTCTTTCTTGGCCGGCGAAGATTTTGTGGATTCCTCCACTGGGACCGTCGTAACCGACTGAGGCTCCGCCAACGGTGCCGGGCTTGTCATTGAAGCCGTAGTCGACGAAGTCTCCCGCGAGCTGGTGGACCAGAGAGATCGTAGGAACGATGATAAGCGTCTTAGCATTGTAATACCTCGTTAATAAGTAGATGATGAGAGACTTACCTGAAGCCGTCGGCGACAGGAGTACGCACCTCTTGTTTCTGATTGCGTGGATGAAAGCCTTGACTTGGTAGTCGCGAGGCTTTACTTTTTCTGGAAGGTTAAGAGACTCGAGGAAGCTCTTAGTCTCTGCGACAGAGAGTTCCGCCTGCGTGGCTTCGAAAGTTACGTCGACCTCGTATCCCCTAGAGAGGCAGAAGTCTATGACTCTCTGATAGAGTCCGGCTAGAATCTGACGAGTCATCAGGTTCAAGAGTCTGATCTTGCCATCCCACATTCTGCTCCTATAAGCAGGCATAAACTCGGCGCCCTTGACCTTGAAGGTAAAGGCTTCCGAGATCTCTTGCAGTATGGAGAGATCGCAGTCTATCTTGACGTGAGAGTGATCTACTCTTGATATGGTGACTATGTCGCTCAACCTAATCCGTTCTCAAACTTCTTCCAATCGATGTAGTTCTTAATCTGGAACCCGCGATTGGCGATAGTCTTCATGATGGACTCCAAGACTTCTACTTTCTCTTCTTGCAATCCGATCTGCAAGTTGAGCCTAATGACGTCTTGGTCCGCATTCATATATGTAGGCACGTCCTGCTTGAGCAGTCTCATAGCGAACGGTTCCCAGCCCCTAGCCTGCATGTCCTCACGAGCCATCTTGCCCATGAAGTACTCGGTCTTGGCCAGCGTCAGCTCGTCCTTAGAGGACCTAAGCTTCTTCAGCTTCAGCCTCTCTTCAGACAAGATCTTCAGATACTTGCCGTGCAGCTTAGGAGTATTTAGACTCTCGCCTGACAGATCTAGGGGAT